CTGGAATCTGACGACAGCTTCCGATAACATCGGGTGGAACACGCCACAAGCTCCAGCCCATGGGGTGGTACGATCCTCGATTTCCAAGCCTAACTGATCAAGACCTTCCTTGTACGTCGTCTCCCAATCCGAACGGCTGCTCTTATCGGAATCAAACTTCGATATGCAATCGATTGCCAATGTACGAAGATCGTTGTCTTCGATATGTTCGGCGAGATTGGAATCGAACTCATCGCCCCCGACACCCATGAGATCCGCCATGGGATCGAAGTCGATTTCAACACCGCCATCTTCCAGTTCGGTGATGAGCGAATCGCCGGGAATTTCTTCTTCCTCGACAACGACAAGCCCTTCCGGCCCCATCTCGAAATCATCTTGATCAAGTAACCCGCCAAGGGGTTTGTCTATCGCCATCTAATCACTCCAGCCTAGTTCGATCTTGATTCAGGAAAATGATCTGCTCTTCGATCTCGTCGATCATATCTTCAAGGTACGTCAATCGTAGATTCTGTTCCGCGTCATCCGGCAGAGCACCTAACTCGCCTCGCGGCCATAAAATACGAAATTCCGAATTCGATTCCACCTGCACGTTCATCAACTCAACACTGCGCTCAATAAAACTCAAGCGTTCGGTAACCCTGAAATAACCCGTAACCGCAACGCCGGTCGCAACCACCAATGCCAATAAGTTTCTGACCGGGATAGTGATTTCGCTCGACTCGTTCAGTCGCGTAGTCGGCGGAACCTCTTCCGTTGGCATCTAGACGGTATCTCTAAAAAATCTTATCAAGATCGTCGGCAACCTTATGCAAGGTGGCAACCGTATGCGTGATCACGGGCGGTGCCTTATCGGCAATACCAAGCGTCAGCCCTTCGGTCAAACCCTTGGAGAATTGTTTATCTTCTTCCGTGGGCTTATCCAGATTCTCGACGGTTTTCGGGTTGATGACCAGATCAGCGCCAAACGCCACATGTGGAATAACACCGCAAGTCGAAAACTTCACATGGATGTTACCATCTTTGTCGTACCAGACACCCGCGTCCAGACTCGCTCCTTCACCCGGCCCACCTTCCGGTCCAGCCCATACCGTAGCCTGATTACCATCCGGATTGACGTAATGCCATTTCATCACGTCCGATACGGTGACACCGATATGGGCACTCACCTTTACCTCGAAGCCCCTACCGTCATGTGAATCCACGGAAGCGGATACACCCTGCTGCTCGTTCACGGTCTCCACATCGCAGATATGGTCGAAGTTCCATTTATCGGTACGCGACCATTTATCTCCTATCTCTTTCTTGAAATAGAAGTTACCGCTCTTGTCCGCATAGAATACATCCGCATCGGAACTATTGCTGACGTAATAACCGGGAGGAACCTCTTGACCTGTCATTAGTCGCTCATCTGGATAGTGCCTTCACAACCTTCATCAACACCACCCCGCGTAGAAAAAATCTTGATCGTGATCTTCGTGCTGCCGAAATTCGTCGGAATACTGAAACTGACGGGTGTACCCGTAGGTATATTGTCGTATTCCTTCTTGTACTCCGGGCTGACACTAGATTCGACCTTGATGTTCCAAGTAGCCGAAATGCCATCAGCGAAGTTGGCGGGAACCGTAACCTCACCCGTGGCCTCGACATGAGAACCAACCGTCGAGTAGCCGTGATCCTTCTGCCACTCGCCGTCAGAGTCTAGCGTGAAATTGGTGTTTTCGCTGTCACCCAACATCCGGTCGCGTAACACCATCCTCGAAAACGACTCATGTCCCTTTCTGGACATCATTTCCCCGGTTGCAGTCAATAATAGTCCGCCTTACGAGTGGGTAGCAAATCATTCCACGGGTCATCGCTGTCCAGATTGATGAAACCACCCTGCCTGAATCTGATCAACGCTTGTGTCGAGGAATCCACCAGATCATCATGGTCGCCAAACGGGAAAGATGCAAATTGCTCCATCACCTCTTCGGCCCAACGGGTTTTAGGCGCATAGACGTGCCCACTGAAAAAGAGGTCCGATACCGCGTTCACCCTGGCAACTTTATCCTTTCCCCTGCTTGGCGTGTATTCCGCAACCGGAATTCCCATTCTGCGAAGCTCGAAGATCAGGGGACTACCCGCCGCCTTCGCCTCCACGATAAAAGCGTCGGGTTTATATTCCTTGTACATCTCATACGCACGAACCTTCAGATCGGGAAATTCCAGACGTTCTTGTAGTGCATCTAGAAGAACGATCTTGGCCTGATTGTCCTCCGTGTAGAAAACACCCCACGTCGTACATGCACTGTAATCTGCGGTCTCCTTCGCGAGAAATGCGGTATCCCACGATTGGATGATGAATTCGCAGTCGGGTGGTTTCTTTTCCTTCCACTCCTTCCACCACTCCCGTTTGATGATCGCGCCTTCTTCGGAAGTCGGATCTTGCTGATACTGGGCACTCCACTTCGGTACCGGCAGTTCCGCCTTGAGAGATTCAAGTTGCTCCAATGGCCAAAATCCGGGCCATAACGGTTTGCCGCTAGGAAGGATCGCGGGTAGTTCGATAATCTCCCATTCGTCCGCACCACCCCTTTGGATGGAAGCCTTCAGAATTTGACCCGTCAGATCCTTCTTCGACCAACGGGTCATCACCAGACAAATCGCGCCACCAGGCTGTAACCGCTGACGTGGACCGGAAGTGTACCACTCATAAGTTTTATTGTAGACATCGGGATCGTTCAATGCCGCTTCCTGTTCGGAATGTGGGTCATCGACAATCAAGATGTCCGCGCCCTTACCCGTAACGGCACCGCCAACCCCGATAGCGAAGTAATCGCCACCTTTGTTGGTGTTCCAGCGTCCCGCAGCTTTCGAGTCTACACTCAACGCGACACCGGGAAACATCGTAGCATATTCGGAAGATCCCACGAGGTTACGAACCTTACGTCCAAAGCCAACGGCCAGTTCCGCAGTATGAGCAGTCTGAATCACTTTGCGATCAGGAAACTTTCCTAAATACCAAGCAGGAAACAGATGAGACGCGAATTCGGACTTCGTATGGCGTGGGGGCATGTTGATGATCAAACGCTTCAACTCGCCGCTTGCAATACGATTGAATGCGTCCGCCATCACGCGATGATGGCTTCCCTCTATGAAGGCAGGCCAAGCTTCCCTCACGAATGCCAGGAAGTCGTCGTTCGCTTCTTCCCTGATACGAGCGTCGGATAACTCGTCAAGCAAAACGAGTATCTCACGCTGTCTGTCGGCAGGCAATGAACTGATTTGGTCCTGTATCGTAGCAATGTCCATTTTCAAAAATTACATAAAAATTTTACGCGAGAAAAGGGGGGGGCCTAATCCTGAGAAAATACCCCCCCCCTCCTCTTCTAGATTAGTACTAGTATATACCAGATAGATTAAACCAACCAGATATATACCAACTTCAAAAAACTTAGATTATACCAGCTAGATAGAACCTACACGCCAGGAAAACGCAAACAGTTTTGAAATCGTGACGTGGGACGAGCAAAATCGTCTTATCCCCCCGCGCCTAGCGCGGCGCAAAAAAGGGGGGGTCCGGGGTACCCGGTCCTAGTTGAGAACCATTCTCATCTAGCAGAACTCCGCTACTTGAGAACCATTCTCAACCACACCGAGTCAGCCAGTATGCATAAATATGCATAGATTGTGGATATACCGAGACCCCTTGACTGGCCGTTGACATTAAGCGAGCTTGGTACTGTCGGAAGTGGGAGAGGGTTTAGAGACCCTCGTGGCTGGCCAAAGAGCCAGAGTGCATCCGACAAGCCGGTCCAGTGGATGGGTTCTTCCCACACAAGTTTCATAAAACTTGCAAACCAAGGGAAGCAATCTATGACTACCGTAACGGTGGTTCCCGAAGTACCCGAAGTAACAGAAGTTCCCGAAGTGACAGAAGTTCCCGAAGTAATGGGCAAACTGGACTTGATGAATGCTGAGGGCGACTTGTTGGCTGTTGCTGATTATTGGCGACAGACGGCGGCTCCGGAAGCTTCCAAGGCACAGAACAGCCTGAGTGAGAGCTTACGGCTTTCGATAGTTAGAATCTTGGAGGCTGGACATTCTCTCTCTGAGTATTACAATCACCTACGGGCGACTCACTCGAACAAAGTGGCCAAGGTAGCCCGTACCAGAGAGGCAGCATCGGAAGCGATTGCAGGTTATCGCAACGGTGCGGAAACGACCCTCAAGCAAAACTGGCAACCCTTCTGGAACCTGTCGCATATATGCAGTACCGATGAGGGTTCTGAGGGTATCCTGGCGGAAGCTAAGAAGGATAAAGCTTCACTGGGAAGGGTTAAAACCTACGCTAGGGATATGACCGATACGCTCATTTTCAACCCGAAACACTGGGAAGAGAAGGATCGAACGATCACGTTCCGACAGAAGGAACAGAAAGGCACAGCGGGCGAAAATAGTACCATCACCGTAGCAAAAGCCGCTGCATCCCTAGCAAGGTATCAGAAAGCTCAAGCAGCAGTAAAAAAGCTTTCTGAGGAGAATGGTCCAGAGTGGAGGGAAGTACGGGCCAGATTCCGCAAGCTTAACCCTGCTGGGATGGTGGACATGCGAACGAAAGCGGAAACGCAAAAAGCCGCTGTCGAGAGTGCCACGAAGTGGAGTGTGGCAAGGAATCAGTATACCGATTCAGAAATTGAAACTCTCAGGAACGGTACTACTGAGGAGCGAGCCGCTCTGTTCGCGAAGTAACCTAAGAGAATCCACCACTGGACCGGCTGTAGTTAGTGAGCAGGGCCACGGAGGGACCGGATCAAACCTGTCCCTCCGTTTCCTTTTTTTTTGTGTGTATTGTGGGGACGTTCCTACTCAGTCAGTCAGTCAGTCAGTCAGTCAGTCAGTCAGTCAAAGCGGAGTCCGTGAGGGGCCACCGTTCTTAATCTGCTAAAGCGGGCATCGAACTCGATGCGAACGGCTCAGGTGAAGTTATTTCACGGTACAGGTAGTCAGGGTCAAACCTGACTATCTGTTTGGAGACCGTGCTAAGAAAATCATTAGGCTAGGACGCACGGTACAGGTAGTCAGGGTCAAACCTGACTATCTGTTTTTAGCCAGCATCTTTCGCTAAAGATGCCAGACAGTAGAGAGAGCATTGCTCCTATGTGGGTGCTATCAGTCAAACAGTATGCCTAGTTTCTCGCTCAATTCAGCTTCAATCTGGGTAGGTGTACGGTTCTCTACTACCACGGTTTGAGTGGAGTCGAACAGACCGGCTCCTTTACCTAGTAATTCAAGTGCCCGAACACGGGTGGAAGCATTGTTATCCTGATCCAGTGCTTCTTCCTTGAGTCGCTCTAGGATCCAAGCTTGGCGGGTATGTTCGTGTGCTTTGGTAGCCGTCGAGTTATTTGCTTTCAGCAAATCGACTTGAAGTTTAACGTGTTCTTTCTTCATGAGTTTATAACCTTCGATACTGATCGCATTGTTCGACATATTCTTGGCGTTATACGCCAGGCGATAGGAAGCGGTATAGTTTTTTCCTTCAGCCACGAAGCCAGCGAACGCCGATTGTTTTGGAGTTAGGGGCAAGCCCTTAGCCTTAGAAGTATCCATAGCAGTACTCTATTCCTTCCAAAGAGGAGGCAATGGTGCGCTACAATATAGTGCCAGAGAAGCTGGGATTAATCAATCCCGGTGCCTACAGACGGGCACGATTCGCGTGTACCGTAGACGGCTCGTTATGTCAAACGTCAGCCGACAAAATCACAGCCAGATTCACCAATGACTTATGGGAAAGGTACGGAGTTCGCTTTGTAGCGAGCTACGATCCCGACTCCGAGAGTAATGCCAGGGCTAGGCGTGAGGGCCAATTCATTGGCGAGTACACCCGCAAGATATCGCGGGGCGGGTACCGTTACGGCTACGGTGCTATTAAGGACGTTACCGATGCCACTGCGTGGCGCAGGTATGGCATAGCGGGTAGCGGCTAGATCGGTATGTTTCACGAAACATGTCTTCTTTAGCTAAAGAAGATGGATAATCACCTTCGCAACAGGAGCACCGAGATGAGCAGCCCACGCTACGATGAATTAGGCCAGCGCGTAACCGATTGCTGTGGGGCCTATTCGACTTACGTTGAGGCCACCCTCTGCTGCAAGAGGTGTTACCAAGAGGTGCCCACCGGACAGGGCGATGGCTACGAGTTCAAGAAGGGCATCACTGAAGACGAGTATTTCGCCAACCTTGACGCGAGGAGGGAGACACCATGAACAACCCATGGATAATCACCTTCGCAACAGGAGCACCGAGATGACCGACACGTTTATGCAGATGACACGCGAAGAGAGGGAGACGACACGGCTAGGCCCGCCACGGGTGCGAGTCGGATACCGCCCCGCCACTGGACAGCCCCGCAAGTATTTCAACCAAGAGGCCCCAGAGGGTTGGCACGTTCATGCAATGGCACCGCGCAACGGGAAAAACACCTACGCGATGACAACCAGTTTCGGCAGGGACGAGGACGGCAAAGAGGTCAACGGTCAGACCATCCATATTTTCGACAAAGGCACTGAGCCGATGGTCATCATCGACTACCTCAATTACTACGAAGAGCGGATCGACGCAGAGCGGATGACCTTGGACGCATACCTCAACCGGGAGGGGGCCTAAAGAGGTCACCTCCATCCTTCAGAACAGGGGCACCAAGATGAAATTCACAAGCTGCGAGGGTGGGGATGGGTGCGGTGCGCCACCTTCGGTGCGCCCCTACTCCGTCACGATCGCAAACAAGGATCATACGGTCCACTATGAGGAGGTGTGACATGGCGTCCATTGCGGAACTTCAGAAAGCCAGGGACCTCGCGCTTGCAAGCTTGGAAGATGCTATTGCAGTACGGGATGCCCTGGACCTGTTACGGAAACACTTCCATCTGAGGTTGGTGCCTGATCCAGGCACCTTCGCGAGAACATATCCCAACTTGCCCCCGGGATTCAAAGACTGGAACCATTATTACACGGAGAGGGATCGGCTCGACATTGCATTGGATGAAGCAGAATCCAATGTCTGGTCCAGACGTAGCAAACTTGCCTTTAAGAGCCAAGATCTAGAGAGACCCAAGGGGGAGAAATAGCATGAGTCATTCGGGAAACGATCAGATAATCGATGCGATCAGAGATGAGATGGAAGAGGAACCCGTCGTGAAATTACTGGAACAGATTGAGACCTACGGAATCCTGAGACGTAAGCAAGGGCAAGCTGAAGGACCGGGCGACTGGCACATGGAGCCGTATGATCTCAGGTGTGATGCGGAGAAGTTACTCAAGCAGATCATCGACCGAGTTGAAGGGAGGAGGCATAATGAGACAGCCTTGGACTATGAAAACCCACAAGCACACCGACGATGAAGGTGTCACGCATACCCGGTGTCAAATTTTTGACAGCGAGGGCTATTGCAGGGCTGACGGTCCCCAAGCAGGTGCCAACGCTGTCTCAGCTATTGATATGGCCGACGAGGCTGAAGCTCTAGCCGCCAAGAATCCCTCTGGCACTGACGGCTTTGGGATGACTTTTGCCAAGGTTGCAGAAGGCTTACGGGATCTCGTCACCAGGGAGGGGGGGGAGAGAGATCGTTACTAACACGAGACAAGGGGGGAGTGATGACGGAATCAGACCAAGCGTTGTCCGCAATACTAGACAAGGGGCTGACCAATTGCAGGGAAGACAGAGGCAAGGCGGTACTGCTGATTAGGGCGGGAGTTTCCTTGGAGACGGTGAGTCGAGCACGAGCATGGTGGCACACTTGGACAATCGAAACACAACGCAAGTGGCAAGCTTCCGTATCCAGACGCCCCCCACGGGGGAAGCATCATGACTCGTGGGAACAACGGGAGAAATACGTCAGATGCAACACCGTATTAGGTAGGTACCAGTAGGGAGGAAGCAAACGCAACCTAAGCAAAAAGAAGGGGGGATATCATGCAAGTTGACTTCGATGACACAAATGATGGGTTCCGGGCCAAGTTTGATAACGGCTGGACCATGTCAGTCCAGTGGAAGTCAGGTAACTACGCCGACAAGCACACCCAAGAGATCGCCGCATGGGATGAAGACGACATCTGGTGGGACTTCGACGCAAAGAAACGAGTCGAGTGGGGGACCTACGTCAAAGGCTGGGTAAATTCCGATGCATTACTTGGGTACCTGACGGAAGTCAGTCGAATCAAACCATATAGGCCATTCAGGTGGGTCGAGCGTCTCTTCCAAAGTAGGAGGTAACATGGCTTTCGGAACTAGGATCGATGACAACTTCGGTACTTGGGAGATAGATCCAGGTGACGATCCAGAAGAAATGGAAAAATTCTATGATCATGTTCAGAATATTTCCGTCGAGAAGGAATGTCGGGGCTGTCTAGAGATAGTCCGAATCATGCCTCAGTATGGCTACTGTAACTCCTGTGCCACACAGCGAGAACGGGGGTGGGATTTCTAGTTGGGTTGGTAGTGTTTCTTTCACGAAAGAAGGGGGGAGAATGGACACCCGGATCTGTAGTATATGTGACGGCCCGATTGAGCCACAGCGTAGGCCGGATGGCGAGATCTACTGGGAGCATGGGCACAATGCGTGGCCGATAAACGATGGCCAATGTTGCACTTCGTGTAATGACACGGTCGTAGTCCCTCGTCGTATCAGCAATTACTTCGACAAGCATGACACGAAAGAGGAGCAGGATGACTGACTTACCTATTAGTGAAAAGGAGAGAACAATGTCAGAGTCAAAGCAGGAGCTTGATCATCGGTTGGTGGACCTGATCACGGACTTCGGTAGAAACGAGTATTACATGGGGCAGTTGAGCATGTGCTTGCAGGTCACCCTCGCTCATGAAGATAAGGAGTCTCCTTTCACTGAGCTTGCTTGGCGCTATAGGCAACGCTCCAAGGATGAAATGGATGAAATGATGGAGATCATCAAAGAACTCTTTCCAGAATCTGGATGGAGACTAATAGATGGTTCGTATAGGGCGGATCAGAAAGAGGAGAAGGTAACATGAACACCGACTACACAGTAAAAGGATTTCGCAGAATCAACGGCCATGACGGCCAAGGATGGGAAGCCAACCTTTATCACGGCAAGACCAAGATCGCCGAAGCGTTCGATGACGGGAGGGGTGGCGCAGTTGAAATTCGATGGGAGGTGCCCACCAGATTTTACGGAGATGGAAGTGCCGTCCGACAGCACAAAGACGAGATGATCGCTCTTCATGTGCCAAAGATTAATCAGTGGCTCAGTGAGAATGAGGGATGGTGGACAAGGTTTATAGACAATCCGTCTGATGAGTCCGTTGCTTGGTTCATTGAGCACCAGGGGGGAGCATGACCATGTTTCTGAACATCATGACTTCAATACCTCCGACATTTGCCTTCATTTTCCTGGTACTTATTGGAATCAATCTATTCCTGTTGGGTTGGACTTTAGGCTTTTCTAA